GAACTCTGCGCTGCCGTACTCCATGCCTTGATACTTTGGCGTACCGTCAGCATTTACCGCGTCTTTTTCGCCAGACACACTGCTTGGCGAAACCACCGCTACTTCATGGGCAATAAAGCCAACACCCGTAGCTCCGCTTGCCACCCATGTCCAAGTTTTTGGCTGCAACGCATCAATAAACGCGCCACTGCCTGTCAATGTTTGCGGATTGTTTTTAAGTCGGTAGTCTGAAATGGTTCCGTATGTAGTGCCTGATGGACTGACTTGAACTTGACCAACAATTGACGAGCCTCGCCAAAGTTCGATTGCCGAACCGTCTGTATTTTGCCTTGCCGCAGCGATAGCCGTGTAGCCAGTGCCAGTAGAGTCTGTCGTGACCGCTGTTAACGCTTTGGTTGAGCTACTGAAGTAACTTTTTGCGCCTAAGCCGACGTTGTAAAGGCTAGTAGCACCTGCAAAAAAAGTACCGTCAGTGGCGAATCGAGCAACTTCTGGGGCGCCAGCGCCTACAGCAAACACCAAGGGTACCGCTGTACCACTTCCAGTATTTGCCGAATAAAGTACCGTTGATGCTGCGGAAATAGAAATTCCACCATAAGCTGAATTTGTCGGATTAGAGTTATTAAACGCAATCCATCCCGCTGCGTTTGAAGTTCCATTAGGCAACGCATATACGGCGGTCGCGTTATCCGTCGTCTTATCTTGGAACGCCGTCCGGCTTGCCAACGTAGCGTTGCTGAAGTCACCCTGTATCTTCTGCCCCGTACCGCTGAACACAGTCGTGTTCCCAGATACTGTAGTCGTGCCTGACAGCGTGACGTTAGAAAAGCTGGCGCTAGTTACAGTGACGTTAGCCAGCGTCAGGTTGTTGATGGTCGTGATCGTGTCGCCAAGCGTGACTGTCGTGTTCCCGATAACGATGCCGGTGCTGAAGTTGGCATCCAGTTGCGACAGGGGAAGCGATCCAGTCGCGGTGGCAAAGGTATAGGGAACGGCCATCAGAACCTCACTCTCAATTCATGTTCCATCTCGAACGTATTCACAACATACGTTCCAGTGCTGTTGCTAGTCAAAGTTAACCCTAGATACTTGCCGTACTGCTGCGCGTCACTCTTGTACAGAGCATAGCCAGCAGACGCAACCCACGGCACAAGCTGTGATGAGTTGTTGACCCAGCCGATTACTTGACCAACAGCCATTTTCTACCTTACGACAAAGAATAGGTCACGTTAGACGGGTTGGCATTACTGGTAGACGGGAAGGTAAACGTCACACGCGCCGTGCTGTTGCTCACAGCAGACCTGTAAACCTCTGTAGTCGTGCCCACGCCTGTTCTTACACCCGATATCATCGCAGCCGTCACGCGCATCGCCTGACGCATCGTCAGACCCGTTTCAACACCGTTAGCCGTATCCATGACTGCTGTCTCTACTTGAGCAGATGTCAAAGTGGATGCACCGTATGCGCTCAATGCAGACGCAGCCGCAGATTGAGCCTGCCCTTGAGTCAATGTAGATGCACTGTAAGCCGTCAACGCATTCGCAGAAGCAGTCTGGGCCTGTGCTTGCGTCAGTGTAGACGTGTTATACGAAGTCAAACTTGTAGTAACCGAGGACTGCACCTGGGCGCTTGTAAGCCCGTAGATGCCCTGCGGATAGATTGCAAACACAGAATCTGTAGACGGGTTAACCGCCCAGTTTGTGTCTACAGTAGCAACCTTAGTCGACCCAACATAAGCAGTAATCACTCGGGCCTGCGCGTTACCAGTACCCGCAATGATAGCCACTATAGATCCGTTGTAGTAGTCGTCAGTAGCAACTGCACTAGAGTCCAACGTAATCGTGGTTGCGTTACCTGCTTGGGCAAGCCTGCTTCTCAGAGCACCGTCAGGCAGCGTGATAATTCTGAACGCCTGATCTGTTACGTTCGTCCTGTCCACAACCTGAACGATCACTTCATCCGCAGTCATCTCAGATCCGGACAAAGGCCAGGAATAGACATACTGACCAGACACAACAGTAGGTAGCGTAGTCACGTTACCAAGAGTTGTGCCGTCACGAATGATCTTTACCACGCCAGCCGTAGATGTCCATGTGTTAGCAAAGTACGTGCTGTTTGCCGTAACAATAGGCGCTCTGAACGTGAATGCCGTCCCGTAAGGTGCCCAGATGGGTGTCATGCAATTCCCCTAGCGATTCCACGGCCTATGCCGCGACCAAAAGTTTGAAATTCGTAAATTGTAGACGCTGGAGGCGCTGCGCCTAAAGGTAAGTATGTTAATGAAGACGGGACAAAAATTTGCCACGGATTATTGCTCACAGAGGCAATCTCATTATCGTTTAATACTCTGTTCCAATAAAAAACTACGTAAATTTTAGATGTACTTACGTCCCCAAGCCTTGAATCGGCGTTTAAAGTTAGCCTAGCCGTAGTGTCAGAAATCGTTGCAGATGTTGGGCCGACGGTTCTAACTCCGTTGCTATACCCATAACCAACAGACCCATTAAATGTTCCGGCAATGCAGTATTCAGTGTTTACTGCAGGAGTCCCGGCGGGCTTGCCAATAACAGTGTAAGAAGAGCCAACAAAAAATGCGCCAGCGTATGTTGCATTAGAGTGCGATACCGCATATCCAAATCCAATGCTTCCAGCGGGGCTGTTAACACCCCTGCCAATAACATTTGAGGTCGGTGGAAATGACGATTGCGTTCTAAAAAGAATTAAAAAAGAAAATGAAGTTGAGCCTACCGCGCTATTAGTAGACAGCAAACCATTTTTAGTCGTTTGTCGACCACTTACGCCATATCCGTCAACCGTCAAGTTAAAACTGCCGCTTGGATCATCTCCTGGAACTCGCGCAACAACCAAGTTCTTAGTAATTGGATTATTCCAATTGATGCGAGTCGCAATTGGCGGCTGTGACGATACACCTTTTGGCAGATATAAAGGCATGACCAAGCCTTACGAGTAATAAACTTCGCGGTAAGTGGCAGTGACCGTAGCGCCAAGAGCGGTTCCAGCATCATTATATAAAACGATACCCCATTTTGGGGGAATCGATCCAAATGCTTGCGACAAACTAAACACTTGCCTAATAGTTACGGCATTTGTGCCTTGATTAAGTTGCAACGTACCAAGAAACGTCAGGTTAGTTGGCGATCCAAGTGCGGTAAGTGTTTTATCAGTCCCATCGACGTTATCAGCAATACTTGAATCACCTTGGTAATTTGTTCCATCTTCTGAACGATAAGCATAAACCACGACTTGCTTATTTCCGCTAGGGGCTGTTGCGGTGGTAAGTACGTTAACACTAATTAAATAATCTGTTGTGTTATTTGTAGTGCCACTTGTAACTGCAGCAGAAGATCTGGCTGCTACGTTTGCAAGACTGCCCGCCGTGATAGTTATTGAAGTAGAAGTCCCGTATTGAAGTGCCATTATTTAATTCCTCAAGACCATTTGTTGCATTGGTAAACCAAGATAATAGGGTATGCAAATTCCCCTTCCAAATCACACACCGCATATAACTTGCCGTCTGTGTTGTCAAACTGAATAGAAATAAACCCTTCGTTTGTATCGTAGGGAACTGGCAATGAAAACACCGCTTTGGGTGTTAACGAATAGTAAGTCGCAGCCCCGGACGCTACCGTCGCAACATCATCAGTGTTATAAACAACAATTTGCGCAGATGCCCCGCCTGTGCCGGTCTTAAAAAAGTAATGCGACATTTGGTCTGCATTTCCATTGCTCAGCGTGTACGGCGCATACAATCTTGCCCCTCCTCCAACGCCGTTAGGCCTAGCATCAATTGAAATGCCATAATCCCACACCCCAAAAGCCCCGTTTGTTGAACACAATAAAGATTTTGTGTTATTTATAATTACAGAGCTTACAGCGGTTGATGTCGATCCTGCAGTATCCCAAATTGCACCATAAGCATCGCTGGCAAAAAATTGAGACTGGTTGTACCCGACAAGCTGTTTGCCAATAACTGAAGGAATAATTTGATAAGCAGTTGACGTTGTTGGGAGGACAGCGCTTGCAACAGTAGCCGTTCTGGTTGAGGCGTTATACCCAGTAATCCTTACTGTTATGTTTGTGCCAACAACCAAGTAACTGTTTTTATAATAGTCTGTTGTAGTGGTGTTGGCGTTTGTATCCAACACCATAGTTGTTGTCGTCCCGCTTATTGATGTCCCAGATGTTGCTTTTGCTAAGGCCGGATCAATGTCGGACGAATTAAATACAAACGAGGCCGGGCCTTGAGAAAGGTTGCTATGGATAGATAACGGCCCTCCAGCAACCATTAAATCTCCACCTAAAGCCGATCTATATTGAGTCGGTATTTCTGAAATTGACCCAGATCGCCATCTAAGATTTTCTGCAAGCGGGTCGTATAAAACAAAAAGATCAACTGGACTTGATGAACTTAAATTAGTCGACCTTCTGGCTATTACACAAGTATTTGGATCAAACGTATATGAGTTTGTACAACTGACAAGCATGTAAGTTGAGTCTATAACGTGCGCACCGTACTGCACAGCTGCCCCGCCGGCCACACCAACACCGTATTTGCCGCCAAATATGTTCGTGCCTTCTGAAATTTTTTGGCATATAGATCCAGATGGAAACGTATTCCAAACTGTACCCATACTTGAGCTTGTGTTGTAGCTTTGCGTTAAAGTTGGAATCGTTAAATACACGCCGTAATTTGGATACGGGATTGCCCCACTTGCATATAAACACTTTTGTCCGCTAGGACTCCTGCTTGCAGGAACAACGGTAAGTGACATTCCCGTATATTGTTCAGCAAGTCTTATTGCGCCGAGCAACGTAAAATCCTCGGACGAATTTACAAAATTACCAGACGGAGTTGGCCCGGTTACAGTATACGTTGGTGACCCTGCATTTGTTGACGTGACAGTTGGTTTTGCTTTTGTGGTTGGGCTGGTTCCTTGAGGAACAGAGCCGCCGGTCGTATAAAAAGATATTGTTTTGCCAATATCCGAAGCGGTTGCCGTATAAGACCGATTTGTTTGTCCTGAAATATCTACACCATCTCTCTGCCACTGATATGACGACTGAACGGGAAATGCAATAAAGCAGCGCCATTGCGTGCCAACGGGCGGAGAAGCATCTGCTGCTTGCCACCCAACAGTTGCAACTTTAGTGGTTGAATTGTACGCAGTGACTTGACAATTATAATATTGAGCTAAAGTATTAAATAAACTTGTAGTTATAAAATAACCAACATAATAATCTGGAGTAGATGACGCACTAGCGCCAAGGTATATCTGATAAGGAGCGGGAACATCTCCCACGCCGACTGTGCCGGTCAACTCCCAATTCTGCTCGTTAACCCACGATCCAGTCGATTGGGCAATTAAAATAGATCCTGCTGTTACGTTAGGCATTATGCGGCCTTCCAAACAGAAACAACGGGTGCGGTTAAAACTGTTGGGCCGCCAGAGGCATTTACCGTCAGCGTCAACGGACTGTTGTTAGACCCATACGCATTGGTCGCCGTGAATGTAATCGATGAGTTTGCCGTGACTGTAGGCGTACCAGACAATAGCCCGCTTGAACTAAACGTCATGCCAGTTGGCAACGCGCCGGTATTACTCCAAGTAATCGGATTAGTTCCTGTCGCAACAAACTGCGTATTTGTATAAGCTGTGTTTGCCGTACCAGTAGGCAAAGAAGTGGGGAATGTAATAACTGGGGCTGTACCACCAGCGGCAGCAAACCAAGTACCATTTCCTATAAGCACGTTGAGTGTCATCCGCTTATCCAGTTAATGCTGTTTTGCAGAACGTATGCCGGGCTGGATGCTCTTTCGCTATCAACAGTCACGTTCATCGTCGCTGCACCCGACAACGTAGCCTCTATCCCAAACTTCAGTGCTTGCTTCGTTCTGATCGCATCACCTAGCGGCATCAGAGCGGTCTGGATCCTCACCGCAATGTTTGATGTCGATGACGCATACAACTTGTGCAGACTGTTGTTAATCGTTCCGTACAAGCTAATAGCACCGTTTGCAGGAACAGATGTTACATACGATAGACTGCCCTGAGAAGACAGGAACCATTTCTTCTCAAAAAACACTGCTTGTATTTGCCTTGATCCTAAAACTGCATCTACATAAGTGAACGAGAACGCAGCGCACAGGATGTTGTTAAGCAAAACCTGGCCCGCACTGACAGGCTGCGTAAAGTCTATAAGCGGGAAGATCCCGTCAAGCGTATCTGACAGTTTGCTGGTCGTGCTACCCACAAGGGCGTACACACCATAATCGTTCATGAACAAAACTGAACGGAAGTACGGGAAGATCGTATTGCTTCGCTTTGTTCCAACGCTGGCGCTGATGTTTGTATTCGTAAACAGCGTGGCTCCGCTGCCAGACACGCGGACATCTGAGAAGACGTTGATCGAGTCTTCACCAAACACATACAGGAAGTTGTTGGCAGACAGCAGGGCCTGGATGTTCCCGCGCAGAGTCTCGTCTGTCAGGCTCACACTACCCGCTGAAACCGACGTAAAGTCGCTGTAGGAGCCTGCTGCGCTGTAGAACACATTCCTACCGCTTGCGACCCAGACGCGACCTGAGAACGTCGCTACGTCAGTGATATTGTCGGTTGTAGCAAAGGCTGTAGCAGTTGCATTGGTACTAGCGCCACCGCCTGAGATCGTGACTGTCGGGGCGCTGGTATAGCCTGTCCCTGCATTAGTCATAGCGATCGCACTGACCTGACCGCCGTCGATGATGGCAGTTGCGGCAGCATTAGATCCACCGCCTCCGGTAAACGTCACAACCGTGTTTGCAGCGTTGGTGTACCCAAATCCACCTGTGTTGACGATAACGCTGATGGTTCCAGTCTTGAAGGTGGTCAGTTGAGTGATGGCAGTGGCATTAGATCCGTATCCACCTTGAAAGCTGATCGAAGGAGGGGATGTGTATCCGCTTCCTGCATTGGTCAGGGATATTGATGTCAGGCGACCAGAGATCAGCAATGCAGTTGCGGCAGCAGCCCCAGAGCTAAACGTGACGGTCGGAGCCGTCAAATAGCCTCTTCCTCCGCTTAGAATTGTGATGGAGTCTACTGCTCCACCAGAAACGTTAGCAGTAGCGACTGGCTTGACGCCTTCAGCGAGATCAGGGTTAGAAAAGATCACTTCTGGTGCGAATGAGTATCCAGATCCACCATTTGTGACCTGACAGGCATAAATCCCGCCTGCACCGTCAGTAATCGTTGCTACTGCAGTCGCCTGTACGCCGTTTGCGTCATTTGGAGCAGAAATCGTTACGTTTGGTGCTTCTGTGTACCCTGTTCCATGATTTTGGATGTAAACAGCACCCACAGAACCTATAGCTACAACGTGTGTGCCATCCCAAGAGAACAAACCCTTAGAAGGGTCTGCAATGATGACCCGTTCGTTCTTGTACTGAGCGGTTTTGACGCCTGATGCTGAAAATGTGCCTGCTGTAGCGACGTTACCCCCAGTGTTGGACGTAACGTTGAAGTATTGCATCCTGCCGCTTGATTCTGCGGCCAGGATGTAGTCACTTAAACCAATATTGACGGACTTCAGAGCAACAACATTGTTTGAAAACGTTACTGCTACGTTAGCGTTGGTAAACACCTGAGACTGTTTGAGCAGAGTCTTGATGTTGCCAGACCCGATAGGCATGGCATTCTCAATCCACGAGAACTCTGAGTCATCAATGGCCGTGCGGTTGGCCTTGGTGTTAATGCCCTTGAAGTTCTTAATGACCGCGTAGGACTTCTTTTGCTCTTGCGCGGCCATGTCAGTACGGAGTCGAGTACGGGTTTGGGATCCTGCGTGTGTACACGCTGTTCAGCACCGCGCTAACGGCTTTGATGTACTCCTGCTTGAAGATTTCAGCCTCTCCGTAGCTCTGTTCCTGATACTTGGCCTTGTAGGCTGCGTAGAACTGCACAGGCTGCGTGTACGGGGCCAGAATCGTGTCTACGTCAGATGCAAGCGAGAGTTCAACAGGCATGATGACGGTATCAACCTCAACGTTGTACGTCTGGTCAGGCACGGGAGACAAATAGATCTGTTGCTGGCCGTAAATGCTGAACGCTACGGGCCTGCCTATGTTGTTCTGCCAGTAACGCATCTCTGCGTTGAACTGTGTCCACGGCAGGTACCGCAGAGGAATACGGCTGTTACCCCACAGAATCGTGACGTTCAGAATATCCAGGGTATACGCCGCATTCGGCAATGATGAGAACGGCATAATCTCAACATTCTGGACATAACGAAGCGTCGCCGTTCCATTTGTAAAGTTTGTGGATGGCGGGATAGGTGAACTTGAAGAGGGGTAGTCAGGAGCAGTCGCTCCCAAAACACCACCAGTTACTACTAAATAAATAAAAATGTTGCTGTAGACGTACTGTCCAGTTGTGACAGTAGCTCCTGCAGCCCACATCGTTGCCGCAGTACCGTTAGGCGCTAGAGGAGTAAAGGTGGACTGCAGAGTGCGCAGGCACCCCGTATCTCGGACAACCCGTGCTCGGGCTTCGTTGATGTAGTTGGTTAGATCTGCGTCAGTCCAGAAGTTGCTGTTTGCATCATGCAGCAACCTGCGAACTTCAGCAATGTAGGTTGAAAGAGTAGCCATTTATTGCCCATTTCAGACACGCCTGCGTCGCTGTATAGGCAACGCAACTACTCCATTATCTTCTACTTCCTGCGGCTTGGCTTCTGTGATGATGAACTTACGCAGACGCTTTTCGCCTTCAGGGATATCTCCGGTGAACTTAATCCACCCGAGTCTTACAAGATAAGGCTCCTTGTTATCGTCGCCCCATCCAAAAATGTTTTGCGCTACGTCTGCAGGAACTTCTACAGACTGCCTGGACGGGAACTGGTATAGAGTCCCCGCCCAAGTTGCTTCAAAATCACTGTAGTTCGTATTGGTTACGAACAGCATCAGGCCACCACAACGTCGCCATACACCTTGATGTCAACGGCACCGCCAGTTACAGCAGTATTGACGTTCACAAACAAAGCAGAAGTCGTGTTGCCAGAGACAGTAGTGTTGGCACCAAAACCAGCAGCCACAGTCAGATCTTGCCATCTACCAACAGCAGATAGATTAGAAAGCACAACGTTAGCCACCACGGCATTTGCTGTTGCCACATTACCTGTACTGACAATCGAAATGGCAATGTTCGCAGCAGACACATCAATATTCGGGTTTTGAACCGTGACCCGACGAATGATGACGCTACCGCTAGTTGCCGTATTCCCGCTGTTGGTCAATCCACCCGAAAGGATGGGGATGGCGACAACAGCATTGCCAGTGGTTGCAACCGACACCCGAGCAGATGCAATGGCAAAACTGCCAAAGTTCTCTGGGTAAAGCCGACCAACTGCATCATGACTCGCCATACAACCCCCTTACGAAGTAGCGTACGAAGATTGTGTGGCAGCGTTACCACCGTTAACGGTATACAGCGTCACCGACTGAGTCCCGCTCACAGCGTTAGCACGAACGTTAAAACCATCCGAAACCAACCACGCACAGGCGGTATTGTTAGCAACAATACTTGTCCACGAGTTGGCGGTGCCGGTGTAGGCGTTAAATTCGATGGTGACGTTTGCAGTAGCAGGCAGGATGTACGTGCCAGCCGGGACAAACTGAGAGTTCAGCATCGCGGTAGCATTGCCAGCACCGACAGACGACACAACAACCGGCTGAAAATAAGCAGATGCGGTGTTTGCGCTGACGTTAGCGACAAGAATCTTATTAAGAGCAAGGGCCATTTCTGTTCTCCTTAGATGGACAGAGAGTTAAAGCCCGTGACCTTAGTCATCGCCTTCGGCTTGGTGTTCACCAGTTCGGCAATCATCAGCACAGCGCCAACATAACCGATCTGCCAGTTAGGCAGGGTGGACTCAAAGCCCGTAAACACGAACGAACCTTGCTCATGGATGTAGAGCGACAGGTAGTTGGTGTTGATGAAGTAGACAACGCCTTCCGGGCAATACGGATCGGGATAGATCGGCACACCAGCAACCATCAGTGCGCGGAACGCAGCAGACGGGCCGTCGCCACCTTCGAAACCGCTACCGGGGGTGATGACATACTGCTCTTGACCAACGTAATCTTGAGCCAGCAGCGTCCAGGTGCCGAAACCGCACACGCCAAACGAGGGGACTTCTGCGCCGTTCTTAACGGTACCGGAGATGTACTGCAGCATGTTCTGACGGGTCGGGTTAACCGAGCCAGCCGCGTACACCTTCGAACGCCACCACGGGTTAACCGAGGCAGAGCGAGTCAGGTTGCCGTAAGTCGACAGCGTGGTGCCGTCATCAATTGCACCGGGCAGACCAATGAACTGCTGAGTGTTGGTCGTGTTGTTGTACAGCGAGTAAGTCATCGCGTCCATCATCACGTTGGTCGCATCGTTCATGCGAGCTTCGATCAGAGGGATGATGGCTGCGTCTTGCTGGACAGCACCTTCCATGCCGAGGAAAGGCACGGGAGCGATCATCAGCTTGAGGTTGAACTCAGCGTTAAACGCACCTTGCTGGACTGCAGGCTGTGCAAACGAACCGCTGTAGTCAGACCATTGAGCGTTAACGAACTGAGCGCCCTGAACGGGCACGGTCACAGAAGACACACCGCCCGACGCCTGCTGAGAGTTGGCGATCAGAGCCGCCATCAGAGGAGTCGAGTTGTAGATCTGAACAACGAGTTTAGGAATGAAAGCCCGGCGGGTAACGTAGGTCAGTTCTGTGTACTGAGTGCTACCAGTTGCCGGGACAATACCGCCGCCAATAGGCATAGTAATATCTCCGAGAGGTTTCTACGTTACAGACCGATAGGACGGTTCCGCTTCCGCAGATCGTTAAGAGCCTTAGCCGCTTCATTACGAGCAGCGGACACAGGATTTTTCCAATACTGCGAAAGATCAAACTTTTGAATGACTTGCGGGTTGTAGCCGCTAGGAGTCGGTTTTGCCGCTTCCTTCATCCATTGATGATATTCAGCCGCAGTTTCGTGACTGGTAATGCCTTTTTCTAGCATGACCTTTTCCACTTCCTGAATATCATCTTCAGAATCGATAAGACCGCGCTTCATCAGCGATTGCCGACGGCGATCCAGTTCCTCTTTGGCATCTTTCTCAGCCAGCTTGGCTTCAAGTTGCTGCACACGCTCTTCTGATCTAGAAACAGCATGATGTGTGTAGTCTTCGATGTCCAGTTCGGGAATGGGCAGATCCGGCTTTACTTGTTTGGTCATCCGCAGAAAATCGCGCCGGGTCTTGGGATTCTCGGCTAGAGTCTGAGCCAGTGCGGCCAACTCATCACGAGCATCCATAGAAAGATTTTCGAGTGACATATCAGATTACCTTGCGGCCATCGCCGGGTTTAGAAACTGCCATTTTGTTCTTGCTCAGCTTGTTCGGGCCGGTCAGACCGCCCAGAGTAGCGTAGCGAGGCGTGTTGTAAATCTGGCCGTTCATCTGATTGTTGTCAGTAGGACGGCGAGTCGTGGAAGCGCCACGGGGTTTGAAAAGTTCCACCATAAACTCCTTAAATGTGAGTCCAATTTTTACGGTTAACAATGTCTCGAACTGATTTGGAATTTATACCAAATTGCTTTCCAAGACTCCAGCATGACATGTCTTCATTGTCATGCAAATCACGAATCTTTAAAACTTGTTCTTTCGTTAACTTGCTTTTCCCATGTCGCTCACCAAACGCATGGTTGCCGCGATTCCGCTCCTCTCGATCTCGGGCGTTGTCTTTGTACGTCCCAAGATACAAGTGATTCGGGTTGACGCAAGACGGAACATCGCAAGTATGAAGAACGTACTTGTCTTCAGGGATAGAACCATACGCTTGCTCAAAAGCAAAACGATGAGACTGAACCCATTTACCATTCTTGCCAATTTTCCCATACCCAAACGGTGTAGTTGCGCCAATCCAAAAGTGACAGTCGGTGAACGGCACACGTTCAACCTTCTGTTCAAAACGCTCTTGGATTGTACGCATCTCTTACATCGGAGGTTGTGCGCCACCAGCAGGCGGCATACCGGGGGTAGGCGCAGCAGCCATCGCCCGACCTTCGGGAGACATACCGCCTGCCTGCGGGAGAGACTGCAACATCTGAAGAATCTCAGACTGCTGTAGTTCGTTCGTCTTGTTCTTGCGCGGGCCAAGCACAGCGTTAATAGTACGCAGCGCAGATAAAACCTTCTGGCCTTCTTCGCTGCCACTCCCAAACGCAGGCAAGGACTGCTCTAGCAGATCAAGCGCCATGCTCAGGTTAATCCTGGCGGCTTCTTGGTTGCCCATCTTGGGTTCGGGAGTAGACATCGGTGCTGCCGCAGGAGCGGCTTCTTCTTCTGGCATTGCGCCAGCAGAGGACGGAAGATCTTGCTGCGGCTGTTGTCCGCGCATCATTTCCATCAACTTGTCTGTAGGTACACTCATAGCCGCTCCATGATTAAAGCGGGTTTTACTGAGTATTTACTAGATTGTCAAGTCAAGTAAGTGGGGGCTTTCGCCGCCGCCCCCCGAGCGGAATCCCGGAGGATTACTTGCGGCCTTTACGGCCTTTGCGAGCTTTGCGAGCCATGATGGTTCTCCCAGTTGGCAAGCGGCCACTATTTCAAGGGAAAGCAGCCATACCCGTTTACCTTCTCAGGTAACTTACCGGCGAGTCTTGCGACCGCGCTTTGCTTTGCGATACATAATCACTCCTAGCGGCGTGTATAGTCCCGTTGACTACGTTTATCGCCAGTGTAATTTTTAACACTTGGCGCACGGTAAGTCAACGCAGGACTCTTCTCCCCGCGTGAGATCTGACCTGCACTAATTGTAGGCTGATCTGGCCTGCTAGTAGGTGGTTGTCCTGACTTCATCACATCACCTTTAGTTGTGGTGGTTGCTGAGATCCCGGTTCAGGTTTTTGACTTGCTTCCTGCTTTGCCTGTTGTTGAGCTTGTGCCGCTTGCATCTGTTTGGCTTCTAGCTTTTTAAGCCTGTCTTTAAGCAGTTGTTTCATAGGCGGGTCAAGCAAGTCAAGCAAAGACTCTTTATCGATAACCTGAGCTTTGAACAGATTAAACGCCAGAGAACGAAGATCTTCCATAAAGATCGGGCTGTTAGAGTGCGCGTCGACCTTCACTACAAAATCTTTTGTGAACTGCTCGGCAATAAACTTGACGCCCTCTTCATCTGTGAAGTGAGTGTCGTCATAAGCCTGTATGCACTTCAGGTACAGCGTAGCGAGCTTCTCAAGGCTATCCTCGATCACTAGAGCACGTTTCTTAGCTCTGGACGATCCCAGACGAGCCAACTGGCTTGCATGACCTGACGATCGCACTCCAGCCTCGCCCTTGCCCTGCAGGACGTTTACGATGCCGGATGCCTCTTCAAACATGCCGTCAATCTCACGAATCTCGCGGAACAAATCTTGAGGCATGGTTGGAGCCAGACGCTCAACCTTGGCGTTAGGCATATCTGTTGCCAGCAGACCGCCAGGACGGTTAAGAGCAAAGTTTTTCTCATCCAAAATGCCTACAAAGCCTGTCAGGGCTGTAGGCGGGTTTACCTGTCTGGAAAGCAGCTCCAGAATCTCCGTCATCCGTTTGTTCCTGAGTTGCTGCAGGAAGACTAGACGACTGACCTCTGACTCGCCCCAGTAGTAGTCGTACAGGGGGTTGGGGCAGATCTGCACGAATGGGAGTTCGCCCTTCAAGAACACAGATTCCCCGGGCCTGTCGTAGATGATGACATCGGGGTCTGCTTTCGTGACTACCTGATAGTCCTCAATCTCATCGTTCCAGACCCACAGTTCGGTCATCTCGATGGTTTCTTCTGCAACCTGAGGCTTGTAGCGGTTCATGCCGTTCAGATCGAGATTGACGTTGCCGTACATGGTCGGATTGACCTGAGACATGATGACGCGATCCAGACCCGTTGTAGTCTCAGTAGGATCGTGCTCAGAGGCGGCGATGCGCTTGACCAGTTGATCCCGCTTGGGATGGGCGTACATGCGCGAGTACAGATCAGATTTAGTGATGTAGTACGTGTGGCAGATTGCCTCTTGCCGGTCGGTGTACGGGATGTCTTCCCGCAGCACACCTACGCTATGAGGATCGACCATGTAGGGGTGCAGACCCTTGTTCCAGATCAGTTTGACGTAGGTGGTGTTGTAGACCAGTGACCAGCTTGCTGCTGCAGAGAACACTTGGTCTGCATTGGAGTTGAGCCATTCATCGTTAAGCGCCCTGGTGAGCACGGGAGTCTTTTTGTGCTCTGTCGGATTGACTGCAGCGCCCAGCGCGATAGAAAAGCGGGTGGTCTCTGCTGAGTACAGGAACGATGTGAGTTGGTCGATGTGAGGATGGATCTTGTTGTACAGGGCGGGTGATTCGTCTGGCCCTGCGCCAAACAAGTAGAAGGATCGCAGGGTATGGTAATCACCCTTGCGTTCGTTTTGACTGACCTGACACTTGCGAATCAAGTCGAGATAGAAGAACTCCCGGTCAGCCGGGTCAGTTGGGATTCTCATTTGATTTGCAGATTCTCATGGTCATTCATCACAACACTGGCACGCGGCCCTTGCGTGACTCCTGCGTCTTTGGGATTGATCCCGACAGATTCGCCACGCACTGACTGTACCGCCCGTCCGGCAATGATACTGCTCATGTTCAGCCCGCGCATCCCCGCATCGCCCCAAATAGCTGCTTGACCCGGGCGATTCTGGGCTTCCTCTGCCTCCCGCTTGGCCCGGTCTGCAGGAGTCTCGATGTTATTGCGGGTGAGGTATCCGGTCTGGTGCTCCCCTTCCCGGGTGCTCTTGATGTCGGTCATCCCGAAATCTTTGGCAAGTCCAGCAAGGGTTGTGTCTGCTTGTTTGGTGGAATCGCTCTTTAAGCCAACAGGTTTGAGGAAAACGAGTGAAATCTCGCCTTCGCAGTGCTTCATAGGGCATTTTGACTCCCTAGCCTCGAAAATCCCGTGTTTAGTGCAGTAATAGTCGTGCAGAACGGACATTTCAGCCTCCAAGTGCTTCATCCAGGGTTTGATCCCCGTAGTAGTGTCTGTTTTTCATCCTGATGTCCATTTTGATGCCATCAGGGGTTACTTTTATGCCGTAATGAGGCATCAGGGGTACTTTTGACTGCTTTCTGTACTCTACATACGTACCTTTAGCGTGTGAGTACATGATTCTGACGTTTCCAGACATCCATTCGTTAAAAGCTCTGGTTACACGTACCTGAGTCCTTTCTGACATGGGCATAGTCTGCGAAACAAAGACGCTTTGGATCAGGGATTTGTCCAGACCGCACAGTTCAGCAAACTGTTCAATCGAAATGCCCCTTTTCCTGTCAGTCAGAAACCTGTTGACCTGACGCAGCAGTTCCTGTTTCGTGTATTCCACGGGTTTTCTCCAAAATGAAGATCAGATAGTTTTCAGGGATGTCTTTTCCGTCTACCTGAAGTTTGAAATCAAACTTATCTACCAGTTCTGGTTGCAACCAAGTCCTGTTGAACAACGCTACCCACATGTTCAGCCCCATGACGCTGTAGTGGTTGTCGTTAAACTCATGCCCCCGCTGGCAGTCAGGGGCTGGTACCTCAACGTACACCTTGCCACCCTTCTTGAGCACCCTGTTGAACTCATACAGGGTAAACAGAGGGTAGGGCGAGTGTTCCAGAGCATGACGGCACCAGATCATGTCCACAGTGTTGTTTGACATGAAGCCCAGATCTGAAAAGTCGCACTGGTAGACATCGAACATCTTCTGTCTGCAGGCATCGGCATCGTCTTTTGAAAGAGTGATTCCTGTGCAGTCGTCATAGCCTAGTTTTGCCATCTCCTGCATGAACAACCCTTGACCGCACCCAATATCCAGAATCTTGGCATTCTTGTCCAGATTCATCAGCGGCACATAATGATTGACCATCTGCGGAATCAGTTGGGAATGGAAGTTGCCTTCTTCTGGTTCTGAGTAAACAGTGTTCAGAGCCAGTTGCTTGTAGAAGTTGAATTTGTCAGCCTGCATTAAGTAGTCCTACCTTTTTTAGATAGTCAGAGACATTGCGGTTCATGGATGCCAGTTCTGGCGTGATGGTGTCTTTAGCGCGGTTACCGTCCCTCGTAACGCTGTTCATGATGAGTCTGGGTTGTACTTGCTCTGCATAGGCTACGCAGGCGAGTGCAGAGGCGATTACGCGGTCATCCTTGTTCCTTCCTGATGCTTCGATACTGCCTCCTTCCCTGATGATGGTCTTCATCTCTTCGATGAGTTCCATGCTGTAGACGTTCATCATGCCGCGCTCAAAGTAGTCCTTCATGTAGGACAACATCCGTTCCTTGGTAGCGGCAGTGGTGAGGTATCCAATGCTGTTACTAGGCCCGGACATGGAGTCATTACGCCTCCAGATGTAGTTCTGCATACTGCCCAGCACATCCATCAGATCGCGCCCTACAGCCCCGCCAGCAGCGGTTGCCAGTCTTCTGAGGTTCTTGAGTTCGTTGATGACCGCTTGACCCGGGCCGTTAATCTCAAGGTTCAGTGTGGAGTTTTTGTAAGCGCCAGCAAGGTGGGCAATCACCCAGGCGAACTGGTACGTGTTCAGTTCTGAGGTAGCAAACTCTGCCACCTGATCCAGACCGTTGGCATACACCCTGTAGACCTGAATACAGAACCTGTCAGCCCAGTCTGAAGACCCGTAAGCAGGGTCAGCACCAATGACGTAGTACGCAGTGTCTATGGGCTGTTCGTAGACGATCAGGCTGGCAAGACGCGGCGTGGACTTCAGAACGTCTGTATCTTGGAAGAAGGTTCCGAATGAATAGCGGAAGTATTCCGCATCAGTCTTCTTGGCAATCTTCGCCATCTCCGTACATCTGGAGTTAGAGAAGAAAGACGTGCCAGTCATCACGAAGGCATAGTCTTCAGTAGGCGGGAACTCCTGATACATCAGGGACTCGTCTTTGATACCCTCGTGCAGCTTCCAGCGCCACCAAGCAATCTGACGGCTATTTATCTCCACACCATAAAGTTTCTTAATTTCTTTAACCCAATCCTTTTCTTCAGGAGTAAGCCTTCCATCCCAGTAGACCTTGTAGACCGGCGTGTCCCCTTCTACAGAATAGAGTTCGTTACGCCACCAGCCACAGAAGATCGCACGTTGGGTGCGCGCTCTTTTCGCAGTCACGTACATGTCGTGGAACATGTTGAATCCACGCGCCGTACTCTCAAACATGTACAGACGGTTAGGGTTTGTCTCTGCAAGAGAAGCTAGCAGGGAGGCTAGTCCTTCTTCGTCTCCCCATGAACTGGTTTCTGTTCCGTGCAAGTAGGTGATCGCCTTACCTCTACCCAGACTTCCCTTGGCTCGCAAGCCAGCGACTTGATAAAAGAGACGGCTTCTGTTTTTGAGTGAAAGTTGGTTGCGGTTATGTGCAATAAGCGGGATTCTGTACTCTTTAGGCAGACCCTCCATATACATGGATAAGGTGGATCTGAACATTTCTCTATTTTCTTCAGTATCGGTCGTAAGCGTGCCCTGTAATCCTGGCGTGATGAAATGCCAGTAAAGATCCAGTGCCAAGCTAATTGTTGTGATTCCAAGCTGCCTCCCTTTAAGAATCACAAAGAAATGAACGTCATCCGCTAATCCCTTGGCAATCTCGTCCATCACATATGTCTGCGTCCCCAGCAGACGATCCATCTTCCTTAATCCCTGTTCTTTAGTCTCAATCTTTAATTGAGAACAAAACGAATAGAACTGATTGAGATTAAAGTTCACCTGATTCTCCACACACGCACGTACTCACCCTCTGTACGTGACATAAACACCCAGCCCAACTTCCTAGTAGCCCTGCTGTTGGCGTTCATCACGTTCGCCTTGTGCGCCACAGGTACCTGGAAACTATCCCCAACAATCATGTCCGCATGTGGATACCTGAACACCTTACGAGGCGCAGGCGGTACCACACCAACCTCAATCTCTAACTTCTCCATCATCACCTCACTAAATGAGTACATCACTCATCATATCGTATAGGCGAAAAAAAAGCCCGCAACAACACGGGCTAACTTCAAGCACAGGAGGA